TACACTTGGTATAGTAAAGAATCTTATTAGTAAAGACCCTGATTTAACACCTGAAGAAAAGCAAGAGATTCATAATAGGTTAGTTGAATTTTACAAGTTAGAGGTAGAAGATAGAGATTCAGCAAGACAAAGAGAGGTTGAAATGGTTAAAGCTGGTAGTGATGATTGGATGATGAATTTTACAGGTATTGTTGGTTTAGGTGGTTTTGTTTTGTTATTAGTTGCAATAGTGTTTTTACAAGTACCAGAACACAATAAAGAGTTAATGATTCACACTACAGGAATTGTAGAAGGCATAGTGCTTTCTATTGTTGGTTACTACTTTGGAAGCATAGCTAAAAAAAGCAGATAAATTTTTTTTATTATATTTAACAAAATTGTTAAATGAAATCTCACAAAAAAAGGTGGAAAGATAAAACAGGTAATCCGCGTTACCGCCTTAACTCAGATGAGGCACAAATCATTAATGATTATAGAAGATTAAAACTTGAAGCAGAAGCTGAGGGTTTAAATCCAAATGATATTCATAGTGGCTGGATAAAGAACAAGAAAGCCAGTTTATATTTCAAGAATCCTAATTTTAAGCAAAACGATTTAAAAGAGTTTAAGCAACAATTATTAAATGAACTAAGAGAATACTCTCCAAACTTTCAAAAGCTCGTTAAACCTAAAGTAAATGATGGACATTGCCTTTTAATATCACCAGCAGATATACATATTGGTAAATTATGCAAATCTTTTGTTAGTGGCGAAGAATATAATAAACAAATAGCAGTACAAAGAACATTAGAAGCTATTGATGGTATATTACAAAAAAGTAATGGTTTTAACATAGATAAATTAATACTATGTATTGGTAATGATGTAATGCACATTGATACACCAAGTGGCAATAAAACTACAAAAGGAACAGTTCAAGATGTTGATGGAATGTTTTTTGAGCATTTTCATATCGCTAAAAGATTATATATAAATATTATTGAAACATTAGTTTCTTTTTATCCAGATTTACACGTTGTTTATAATAGTAGTAACCACGATTACTTAACTGGGTTTGCCTTGTCCGATGTTGTGGCAACATACTTTAGAAATAGTAAAAACATAACTTTTGATATAAGTTTACAGCATAGAAAGTATTATACTTATTATGATAACTTAATTGGTTCTACTCATGGAGATGGTGCTAAATGGGACTTATTACCATTACTAATGGCTGATGAATGTTTTGAATGGAGCAGAACTAAATACAGATATATGTTTACTCATCATATACATCACAAGATAAGTAACAAAGATTTAGTGGGTTGCACACTTGAAAGTTTTCGTAGCCCATCTCCAGCGGATAGTTGGCATCATAAAATGGGTTATACTTCTTCTAATAACCAAGCAATAGAGGGTTTTATTTTCTCTAAATATAATGGCCAAGTAGCCAGAATTACACATTTATTTTAGAATTAACATTTAATTGTTAATAAAGTTTTTAGTGTGTTTTGTAATTTGTAATGTATTTATATATATATTTACAACCATAAACTTAAAAATAATAAATTATGAGTAGAGAAATATCATACACAACAAGAACCTTTTACGTACCAGCAGAGAAAATAGAAACGTTGGTAAAGTTTCAAGGCAAATGCAAAGAGAATGGACATAAATCATATTCTGAAGTATTATTAAAATTAATGGAACAATACAACGAACAATGATACACTATCCACACCCTCACAACGAACACTACTACAATGAAAATATTAATCATTGGTGGGCGTATACAACTAACAGATATTTACAAGATAGATTGAGAAACTTAGTTATTAGAGTGAATTGGAATAAGCGTATTATCTGTAGAATACATTTATCAAATAATGATTTAGAAATACATAGACATAGATTTGATACATTTATTAAACAATTAGAAAACATTGAAAAGCAATTAAAAACTATTGCAGTTCAATACAATAAACAAAGAATGAAACAATTAAAAACTATATTTACAAAAATTAGAAACTATGAAAATTAAAGAAATCGCACAAAAATATGATTTATCAAAAGATGACTTTTGGGAGTTAAAAAGAGGCACAAGAAGTATGTGGATTATAACACACGATGCTTGTGAAAAGATAGCAGCAAAAGAAAACATACAATTTGGCGCACCTACAATATATAGAGATAGCAACCAAGATGTTGCAATAGTAGGAGATGCAAAACGTGGAAACAAAGTTATCTGGAGTACAGGTGAAGCATCACCAAAGAATTGTAAAGCTCCTTATCCTTTCGCAATGGCTGAGAAACGTTTAAAAGATAGATTGATACTAAAATTAATTAATGCTTATGAGTATGGTATCTACTCAGATTCTGAAGCAGATAACTTTAAAAAACAATGATAGAAACAAACGCAATTGAAGTAATGCAATTAGTTTTACTATGTATTACTTTAGGTTTAGTAATTGGAACCTTAATCAAAAAGAAATAATTAAAACTATATATTATGAAAAAGAATTACTTAAGTTACTCGGCTTTATGCCAGTTTAAGAAATCTCCTAATCATTTATTAGCATACTGGAATAAAGAATTAAAAACTACTGATGCTATGCAGTTTGGTAGTTTAATTCATAAAATGTTATTAGAACCAGATACATTTAATAATGAGTTTGCAATATTTGAAGGTGCAAGGAGAGCTGGCAAACAATGGATTGAGTTTAAAGAACAAAACGAGGGTAAAACACTAATTAAACAACAAGAATTAGATGATGCAAATAGAATAATTAACAATGCTATGTTACACCCAGTATTAACTGAAATGATGCAAAATAAAATAGAATCTGAAGTTAAATTAGAATGGCAACATAAAGAAGTTAATTTTAAGGGCTTTGCAGACCTTTTAACAACGTTTAACGGCAAGAAGTGCATAGTAGATATAAAAACTACTAATGATGCTGGAAAACGCTTTGAACGTGATTTATACTATAATGATTATAAAATGCAATTAGCAATGTATCAAGACCAGTATGATAAAGATACAGATGCTTACATTGTAGCAATAGAAACTACAACACCATTTAATGTACAGATATATAAATTAGATGATAGTTTATTATTTAAAGGTTGGATGGATTATGATTATTATACAGATAAATTTAAAGAATGGAATGGAGAGCCACAGGGTTACTCAGATAGTATAGTAGAAGTAAAAACAGAAACAGAAGAAATATGAAAAAACTTGCAATAATAGGTGGATTAAGTTTAATGACTGCTGGAGCAACTAATATGTTATGGCATAAGCAAAAGTTTGATAACAACCCTAATACATTTGCAATAGCTACAGGAGGTTTTTTTGTAGCTGTAGGAATAACCTATAAATTTTAATTAAAATAAAATGAGCATTATAAATAAAAAAAAATTAACCGATATTGACGTTTGGAATATTGTTAAAGAATGGTATTGCAACGGAATGTATGCAAATATTTTACAAGATTGGCAAGGTAATGACCTTGAGGAAATATGCGACTATCAAATAGAAATAATAAACAATAAAAACAAATAACAATGAATAAAAAAGAAGAAACAATATATTGTGGAAGTGGTAAAGTTATGAATCCTAAATGGCTTAAAGTAACTATTAATCCAAGAAAATTAGCTGGCTACATACAAGAGTATAATGGTAATAATTTTATTAAATTAAATATTAATATAAAAGATGAACCTGACCAGTACGGTAAAGATGTAAGTATTAGTGTAGATACTTGGAAGCCAGATGCAGAAGCACCTAAAGCTGAAACAAGTAATACTTCAAATGATTTACCCTTTTAAATATAATGAAGCAATCAAAGGTCTTAACAGCATTGGGTTTAACATCACAGGATATACAAAATATGTTGATGAATGGTTACACACTACAAGAGATAGCAAAGAAGTATAAAATAGAATACATTTCTTTAGTACAAGCATATAAGATACAAAAGAAAAATTACAAGTACATTGATTTTATACAACCTAAAGAAAAAGTGAAGGACATTAAAAAAGTGTCCTTTGCTTTTGATAAACTATATACAGAAGAATCACTTAATGAAGAAGAGCTTTTAGCTTATTATAAATATGAATCAAAAAATAAAGCATATTATGAAACAAACTAATTTATTTAATGAAGAAGATTTTTATGAAAAACATTGGCAAGATATGCCAGAATTTCACCAAGAAGATTTAACATCATATAGAAAAATAATTGTACACTTTAGGAATGAAGAAGATGTACAAAAATTTTCTGAATTATTAAATCAAAAGATAACAGCAAAGCAAGCAAGTTTATGGTATCCTAAATTACAGAAAAGAAGTCATTATGATAAAGTATTTATTAATGAAAATGACTAATTATGAAAAATAGATACAAAATTTATATACCATCAAAAAACAGACATGATAGCAGATTAACAGTAAAAGCATTAGATAAAATGAATATTGATTACAAAGTAGTGGTTGAACCACATCAATATGAAAACTATGCAAAGGTGATTAATCAACAAAAAATATTAGTAACAGATTTTGATTACCCAAATTCATCAAATCAATTAGTAAAAACTAGAAACTGGATTAAAAAATATAGTATATCACAAAATGAAAAAAAACATTGGCAACTAGATGATAATATATCTTATTTCACAAGATTATATAAAAACCACCACAGACCAGTACTATGTTCATCTACATTTGATGCCATAGATGATTTTGTAGATAGATATGAAAACATTGCAATAGCAGGAATGAATTATGAGTTTTTTTGCATTTCAAAAGTCAAAATGCCACCAATAAGAATGAATACTAGAATATATAGTTGTTCTTTAATTAATAATGAAATTCCTTATAATTGGAGAGGTGTTTATAATGATGATACTGATATTTGTTTAAGAGCCTTAAAAGATAAATGGTGTACAGTATTATTTAATGCTTTTTGTTGTGCTAAAGCTGTTACTATGAGTGTTAAGGGTGGTAATACAGATATTTATCAAGGAGATGGAAGAAAAAAGATGGCTGAATCACTAGTAAAACAGCATCCAGATGTAGCTAAAGTTACTTGGAAATTTGGCAGATGGCATCATCATGTAAATTATAAACCTTTCAAAGCAAATAAATTAATATTTAAAAAAGATTATATCAGAAAGAAAGGTATTAATAATTATGGAATGAAAATTATAAAAGTATGAGCTATAAAGATAATTTTGAAAAAAGACACCATCAATCTTTAAAATCAGAAAAACATTTTGAAAAAGTTTGTAAAGACAATGATGTTTATTATAAATCATTTGGAATTGAAAAAGCTAAATACTCTTTACATAATCATTATTATTTAGATTATAGGTTGCAATGTCAACCAGATTATCAAGCATATTTAGATGATGACTTAAAATTTATTGAAGTTAAAACTTTTGGTAATCCTTTAAAAATAAAAGAATATGATTTAGAATCCTATAGACATTGGAATATATATAATGAATTGCTTTTTTTTATTTCTTACAATTATGAAAAAGATTATTTAATTGTAAGTTTTAATAAAATTTATAATTTAATTAAAAATAAATTAAAAAAATACTATCCTGATAATGAAAAAATATATTATGAATTTACATTAGAAGAATTAAAAAAACTATAATTATGAAAGAATTACCATACTTTAAATTTCACCCAAATCAATGGCTTACTGGTTCTATAAGTTTTTTAAACTATGAAGAACAAGGAGCATTTATTAAAGTTTGCTGCTATTATTGGAGCAAAGAATGTAAAATACCTTATGATCAATACACTAAAATAATTGCTTGTTATAAAGAATTAATTGACAAAGGAGTTGTTAAAAAGAAAAGAAATAATATTAGTATTGATTGGCTTGATGAGCAATATAAAGAAAGAAAAGAATCACATAATAAAAGAGTTAAATCAGGTAAAAAAGGTGGTAAGCAAAGCTGGAGCAATGCTCAAGCATTAAGAAAAGATAAGATAATAAAAGATAAATATGCAAATGATAATTTATTAAAAGTAAATGATGAAGTGCAAAAACTTCTTAACCAATGATATTAGATGATAAAGCCACAGTACCATATTTAAAAGCATTTAAAGAGGGTAGGATTAAAAAAGGCATTGGCATTGGATGCCTTCTGGATGATTACTTTCTTTATAAGAATGGTAATTTTAATATGTTTCTTGGTTTAGATAATGTTGGTAAAACAAATTTTATATTATGGTACTTAACTGCATTAAGTAAATTACATGGTAAGAAGTGGTGTGTCTGGTCTGGAGAAAACAATGCTGGCCAACTTAAAAGAGATATAATTCAAATGTGGACTGGTGAAGCTATTAAAGATCTTAATGAGTATTTATTTTATCATGATGAAATAAGTAAGTATTTTAAATTTATTGATAATAGAAAACTTTACAACCATAAAGAACTATTAGAAATATTTGATAAAGAAAATTGTGATGGTGCATTAATAGACCCTTATACAGGTATTAATCATGATAGAAGAATATCACAATTTGAAAGAAATTATCAAATATGTAATGATGTTAGAGAATTTTGTAATAAAACAGGTAAAACAGTATTTATTGCAATGCACCCACAAACAGAAGCAGCAAGAAGAGTTTATCCACCAGACCATCAATTAAATGGACATATACAACCACCACGTAAAGCTGATTGTGAGGGTGGACAAGTATTTCCAAATAGAGTAGATAACTTTGTTTGTTTACATCGTTTGATTTCACACGATAAATTATGGATGATGACAGAAGTACACGTATATAAAATAAAGGATAAAGAGACAGGCGGTAAACCTACAATGTTAGGCGAGCCACTAAGATTTGATTATAATAGTGGTTTAGGTTTTACAATTGGTGGTAATAACGTATTAAAATAAAAAATAATGAGATATAAATATGAAGATATAGAAAAGTTTATGGGC